TCGACCTTCCTGAGCGGCGCCTTTCAGTGGACGCGCACGCAAGGGTTGCGCCGTGCCGCACCCGAGAACTGGTTCGCGGTCAAGCGCAGCTGGCCGAAGAGCGGCGACCAACAGCAGCAGGCCGATGCCCTGGCTGGTCTCCATGCCGACCACGTGATGTTCGTCCTCGATGAGAGCGGCGGCATTCCGCAGGCCGTCATGGTGACCGCCGAGGCCGTGCTCGCGACGGAAGGCAGCGAAGCGAAGGTGATTCAGGCGGGGAACCCGACGCATACGACGGGTCCGTTGTATCGAGCCTGCACGTCAGAGCGCCACCTGTGGGAGATGATCTCCATCACCGGAGACCCTGAGGATCCAAAGCGCTCGAAACGAATCGACCTGAATTGGGCGCGTCAACAGATCGCCAGCTACGGGCGGGACAATCCTTGGGTCATGGTCAACGTGCTCGGGCAGTTCCCGCCGACATCCATCAATTCACTGCTTGGCGTTGACGAAGTCGAGCGCGCGCAACAGCGGCATCTTCGGATCGACGCCTACAGTTGGGCCCAGCGGCGCCTGGGCGTGGACGTCGCACGGTTCGGCGACGATCGGACGGTGCTCTTCCCGAGGCAAGGCTTGGCGAGCTTCCGTCCGGTGACGATGCGCAACGCACGCACAACGGAGATCGCCGCGCGCATCGCCCTGGCCGTGTCGCGATGGCCGGCCGAGATGATCTTTATCGACGACACCGGGCAGTGGGGCCACGGGGTGCTGGATAACTGTCTAGCTGCCGGGCTCCCGGCGATCCCGGTCAACTACGCCGGCAAGTCGGCCGACCCGCGCTTCAAGAACAAGCGCGCCGAAATGTGGTTCAAGGGCGCCGAGGCGATTCGCAACGGCGCTGCCCTGCCCCCCGTTCCTGAGATGGTCGGCGAGCTCGTGGAACCGACTTACACGTTCCTGAATGGCGTCTTCGTCCTGGAGGAGAAGGCGCAGATCAAGGAGCGCCTCGGGCGGTCTCCCGACCTGGCCGACGCTTACATGCAGACCTACGCCATCGAGGAAGCGCCAGGCGAGCTCCTCGAACGGCTGCAGCGCCGGCCGACAACCCTGCATGACTTCGATCCCTACGAAGACGACAGAGGACGCCGGCAGACGCCGGACTGGGATCCCTTCACGGTGAGGTGAGCCATGGACATGCGAACTGGAGAGCTCTACAAGACGGTCAAGGAAGCGCGCGCGGCCGGCGTGCCCGACGAGTATCTCGTCGAGATCGAGCGACTCCAGAAGGCCCGAGAGGACGCTTCGCAGCGCTCGTTGAAGGCAACGATGCGCCGTCGGGGGAAGGACGTGGGCGACTTCGTGCGCGTGACGAAAGGGCCGTTCAAGGGCCGCGTCTACGAACGGCTGCACGGCCAGGTCATCCGACGGCGCGATCTCGAAGACCAGAAGAAGAAGTAAGCGATGGAACTGCACATGACGTTCTGGCCGCGCAACGTCCTGGCGCTCTTCGAGCGGTTGCCCGAGCGCCGTGGCGGGTTTCAAGACGTGCAGGTCTATCTCGCCTCGCGCTGTGGTCGGCTGATCTGCGCCCAGTGCAACCGAAAGACGCGCTACGTGATCGACACGGTGGGGTTCCCGTGGTGGGAGTGCGGGTGGTGCAAATGGGCGCGTCGCGCCGAGATGCGCGTCGACATCGTCGAGCACAACGAGAGGATGATCGAACGGATCCTCCGCTACCGCTCCGAGTATGGCGATGGCGGCTTCGAGAGCCGGCTCGAACCCGTCTCGTCCGCGACGATCGTCGGGACGCCCGCGCAACAGGGCGACCTGTTCGGAGGTGACCCGTGATTAGGAAGAGCGGCAAAGGTTACGTCGTCGTCTCGCACTCAGGCAAGCGGTTGTCGAAAGGCGGCCTGAGTCACGCGGCCGCGGTGAAGCGGCTGCAGCAGGTCGAATACTTCAAGCGACACGGCGGCGGCGGCCGGCGGAAGAAGCGCCGCAGGAGGTAGGCATGGCGAAAATGCGGAAGGCCACCATCAAGAAGGCGCATCGGATCGCGCGTGCCATCATGCGCAAGGGTGGCGGGGCGCGCAACCCGTGGGCGGTCGGCAGTGCCCGAGCCCAGAAGAGCGCCGCGAAGCGTCGTCGTCGGCGTCGTCGTTGACGATGGCCGCGAGACGTCGGCATTTCGGGAGCGTCGAGGCGGGGCCGGTGTGTCTCACACGGCCCCGCACCAGCCAGGCTCTGCGGTTCGTGCAGGACTGGCACGAGGTTGATTGCGAAGCCTGTCTCGTGCATCACTTCCTGGCCCAGCGTCGCCAGACGCGGATGCGCAAGGGAACAACGCCACTCTTCGAGGAGGAGTCCATGAAGCTACCGCTCGCGATTCGTGACATCCTCGTGCGGTTCGCCGCGCGCTATCCGCTTCCGGCCTGCGCCGGCTGCTCCGGCGAGACGCGCGAGAACGCCGTGCGCCAGTGGACCTACATGTTCGTCGAGCAGGTCTGCTTCGAGCGGCCGCCGAGCGAAGGCTGGGGCACGAAGCGCGCCGGACCAAACCGGCCCATCTCGGCGGATACTGTGACGCAACGGAGGCTCGACAGCGAGCTAGCCGAGGCGCTGGTCTCTTGGGATCTGGTGGTCGCGGCCGGCGACGAAAACCAGCACATCAACCTCGATCCCGACTCCATCGTCACGACAGGCCAGGTCTTCGTCGAGGTGCCCGGCGTCGATCATCTCGGCAGCACGCCAACACCGCCGCCGCCTCCACCCGAGGGTGAGACCATCGCCACGGTGCTGCATCGGCTGGACGGCATCGAAGCGCAGCTCGTGCGGCTCCAGACGGCGGTCGACGCGCATGAGCGCGACCAGGTCGCGCGGGACCGCTACCTGCAGCAGATGCTCACAGGGATCCTCGAAGCCCTCCGGCAAGCCGGCGACCGCAGCTACGAGGCTGAAGCGCGCGCGTGGTTCGGCACCATGCGCTTCACGCTGAAGCCGAAGACGTCGTGATCGTTCGGCCGGCGACGCCCGCGGACCGCGGCGCTGTCATCGCGATGGCGTCGCGGTTCATCGAGGAGACGGCGTATCGCGCCTGGCCGGCGACCGAGGAGCACCTCGGCGAACTGTTCGATCTCGCCCATGTGCACGGCGTGATTTTCCTCGCCGAAGACCAGGGATGGATCCTCGGGATGCTCGCGATCGTCGTCGTCCCTCACCTCCTCACCGAGCGGCTCTATGCCGAAGAGCTCTGCTGGTGGGTCAATCCCGCAGTCCGCGGCGGCCTGGCCGCGCCGCGCCTCTTGGAGGCCGCTGAACAATTCACTCGACAACGGGGCCTGTCCTGTCTCAAAATGGTGCAGCCCGCAGACCAGCCGACGGTCGGCCGGCTCTACAGCCGGCGTGGCTTTCGGCCCGTGGAGGTGGCGTTCGTGAAGGAGTGGTAACAGATGCCAGCGTTCACGACGATTGCCCTGATCGGCCTCGGGATGGCGACAGTCGGTGCCGCGGTGCGCCAGGCCCGCCAGAAGCCAGGCCAGGCCCGCAACACTCGCAGCTCCGAAGGCAACGAGATTGTTGGGAAGGCCGTGCCTCGCGGCTCCGTCCCACCGGAAGGACTCACACCCGCACCTGAAGCGCCTCCGTCAACATCACAAGTCGCCTCGGCCGGCATGGCCGCCGGGCGGATGGCGGGTGAGCGGGCGCGCAAGCGGGCGGCCGCAGGCGGCATGGTGCTCAGCGCCAAGCAGAAGGGCCTACCTCCGGTCGGCGGCACCTACGCGGCTCGGACACTGTTGGGGTCGTGACCATGATCGATCCCGCGATGAAACGGATCCGCGCCGAGGCGCTCTACCAAGCGCTCCTCGCCGATCGCGTGACCTTCGAGCCGCACTGGCGCGAGCTCGCCGACTACTTCCTGCCACGACGGCCTCGCTGGTGGAGCGGCGACCGCAACAAAGGTGACCGCCGCAACTCGAACATCATCAACAACAGCACGACCCTGGCCGTGCGCACCTTACAGAGCGGCCTGCACGCTGGGCTGACGTCGCCGGCCCGGCCCTGGATGCGGCTGACGCTGCCGGACTTCGAGGCGCTGACCTACGCCTCGACGCGCGAGTGGCTGCACGACGTGACGCAGCGGATGCTGCAGATCTTTCAACGGGCGAATCTCTACAACGTCCTGCCGATCGTGTATGCCGACATGGGTCTGTTCGGCACGGGCGCGATGTCGGTTCTCGAAGACGACGAGGATGTGATTCGGTGTTACGCCTATCCGATCGGCAGCTATGTGCTCGGGATGGACCGTCGCGGCAAGCTGCGGACCTTCGGTCGAGTCTACGAACAGACCGTGCGCCAGGTCGTCGAGGAGTTCGCGACCGATGCCGATGGCGCGATCGCCTGGACAAAGGTCTCGACCCTCATCAAGCGCGAGTGGGACGCCGGCCGCTACGAAACGGCAATCGAGATCTGCTGGATGGTCCTGCCGAACCTCGACGCGAACCCGGATCTGATTGGGCCGAAGTATCTCCCCTTCGCGAGCCTCTACTGGGAGACGGCCTCGCGCGACCCCGTCTTCTTGCGGGAGTCTGGCTTTCGGCTCTTCCCCATCATGGCGCCCCGGTGGGGCATCACGGGCGAGGACACCTACGCGACGGACTCGCCAGGGATTGACGCCCTCGGTGATGCGAAGCAGCTGCAGATCATGGAGCGCCGCAAGGGCCAGGGCATCGCCAAGATGATCGACCCGCCGGTCCAGGCGCCGAGCGCGCTGCGTCAGCAGAAGACGTCGCTCTTGCCTGGTGACATCACCTACGTGGACGTGCGCGAGGGGATGC